AAGCTCTTTTGGAATAATAAGCTTCATGCCGCGAACAGCAATCTTGAGGCCACGCTCGTCTGTTAAACCAGCGATATCAATGAGCATCTGCTCCAAGGACGTCTCGTTAAGATCAGCCGCTGTGGAAAGGATGTTCCGCTGGTTGCCCGAGAGACTCGGGTGAGAAGATGAGCAAAGCGCAGCACCATCACCAATGGCATAAGCACCTGTATTGAACGCGTTGTTCAATATAGAAGCAGCCTTGATTTGCTTTGTCTGGGCCATAGAGCGGGCCAGAGCTTTGGTGTAGCGCGAAGCCAGACGATCATAGAGGTTATCTTCGACAGCCTCTTCTGTGATCGAAAACGCAAGAGCAATGGTCTCATGCGTATAACGAGCGGTGTATGTTTCTTGAGCATCGTCAAAATTGATGGCTCCGCCTTCACTTTTGACAGGTGCTGTTCCAAACCCACCGAGCATCACTTCCTCTTCAAAAGCTCTGTCCGAAGACTCTTCTTCAAAGATTTCAGCATGCTCATTTTCGTAACGATCATATTCTAACCCGAACAGTGCATTAAGTCCGGGCTCAAGCTCTTTCGCGAGTTGTGCGCGAGAAATAGCCATAGTTTAGCCCTCCTTAAATGCCGGTTGAGTCAGCGGTGGTTTGAGAATCAAACCGTCGCGTACCAGCGTTAAAGTGCGCGTTCAGACGAACAATCAGCGGAATACCTGCTGCGGTGTAATCATCGTTAGCAGCATCGTCTACGATGCCGACAATACGAAGAGGAAGCGTAGCAGTAGTAGCCACTGAAGAAACACTAAGTGCGCCGTTAGCAACACCGGTGTCGTCACTACCCGTCCGAGCCGAAGTACCAAGCGAAGCGTTAGCAAACACTGTCGCAAGAGCGGTAGCGCGGTTTGTCAGGGAAGCGTCAGAAGCAACCTTGAAAAGCTGATTGGGGTTATCGGCTACAAAAGCCTTAACCGGATGGTTAGTATCAACGCTAACCGAACCTGAGCCCGGCCAGTAGTTGATCCAAACTGGTTTCTTTGAAACCGAGTCTACATACTCCACACCCATCAGAACACCAAGAGCCTGGGTAGTACCACCATCTGTGGCACCAGCCTGATCAATAACACCGGCGGCCAAAGGCACAACGATAGAATATTGATAAATAGCATTGGTGTTGTTAGAAGCGATTTCGTACTGGGTTACACCAGTGGAATTTACACCGCTACCAACTAGTCCGATAGGACGGAGACCGTAGGCAGTATCTTGATTTGCCATTTCGGACTTTCTCCTATTGGGGCGATCCTATTATCTTTTAGGACCACCGAAGGTTACACGAGATTGCCGATCAGCGTTGCTGATCCGCATGGTTGAGTGAGCATTCTCGCGCATCATATCGTGATCAACCGCGTTCATTTGGTCCTGATTACGACTATTGAAGTAATCAGAGCGCTCCTGAATGGTCTCCTCCGGTATCCGAGCGAGAATTAAGCCGCCAACCCCAAAAACACCTTCGTATTTACCTGTTTCGACTACCGGGGCTTCAAAGTCAGGATATTCATCCTTACGGACTAGTTCCCAACCTTCCCGGATCTTGGAGCTGATGTTCTTTGTATCGTCAAAACCACGCGTTTCGGCGCGAATCCAACGATGTTTAAAGCCATCAGGCGCAGGCGGTGCTTCGAGCATCGACGGGGGAGCCCACGGCTTACGCATAGCCGTCTTCTCCCGAGTTTTATTTGCGCGAGGTGTGCGGTTTACAGACAAACCTTCTGAGGTTTCTTCACGTTCGACCATATTCCTTACTCCTTCACGTATTTCGCGTATTCTTCAAGCGGCACACCTAATTTTTTCGCTATCGCGACTTGGGACGAGGTGAGACGTACCCTTTTTCCACTGCGCCCAGGTGATGTTCTTGTGGCCCCAGCAACCGTCTGAGCGGGTCGTTTGCTGGCAGCATTTGCGCCTTTCCCGAACTTGTCCGAGATACGACGATCTAGTTCAGTATAATAGTCATCGCTTTGCGGGTCAAAGCCCTCATCTTCAATAAGGGTTTTATGAATACCAAACGCCGCATAAGTCATGGCCTCGTCTTGACCAAACCAGCTATTACGCAAAGCCCAACGCTCTGCTTTAGGGTCTGGACCTTTAGGTGCCTGTGGTTGCGGTTGAGCATATTGTCGAGTAGCCGCTTGTTGTGTAGCCAAAGCTTGTTGCCGCGAAACTTCTTGGTGATGTTTGGCTTGTTCAGCACGATCCGCTTGAATAGCCAAACGAGTTAATTCGCGCTGCGCTTCAACAGTAGCCGCTGAATCTCCCATCTCAATAGCACGGGCTAGTTTTTCTTCAGCCTGGCTCATTTGAGCGGTTACACGAGTGGTATATTCAGACACGTAGTTAGTGTCCAAAGCATCCATACGGCTTTTAAGATTAGATGCCTCTGATTGAACCGCTTGCGCGTAGCGAATAGCTTCTTTTTCACGCCGCTCCGCTTCACGCATCTTTTTGGTTAAACGATCAATACGCTTTTGTGTAGCTGATTCAGCGCGTTGAAAATTTTCTTCATTATCGTCATTAGACGCTTCAACTTCTGGCGATTCTGACTCTTCAGAAGTTTCGATTTCAACATCTACACTTGATTCATCAAGTTCGACGTCATTTTCGTTTTCTTCAGACATGATTTACCTCCTACAAGTGATGAATGTCTTCAGGATCAAGGATTGTGGCTAGGATTTCGTCATCGTTAAGGATGCGAACCTCGCCTCCGTCAATTTGGAACCGCGAGCCAGCATAGCGGGCAAACATTACCCACTGTTTCTCCTCGCACCACGGACCGTCAGGGAATTTGTCGGTGTCTTTGTACGCCAGGGGACCCATTTTCAGGACGTAACCGGCCTGAGTAGATATCTGACTTTTTTCCTGTACCGAACCAGGAAGGAAAATACCGCCAGCGGTTTTTGCCGTTCCTTGATATGGAAGGATCAAAAGACGCCAACCCGTCGGGTTAGGCATACGTTCCAGAAGACTTTTACCAATCATGTCTGGATTAAGGCGCGGTGTTTCCACATAAACATCCGCTAAATTGGGTTTAGCTGCTTTAGACAGCGTATCCACCCCTTTTTGTACTTCTTCCAAGTCTATCTTGGACTTACTTTTAGATTTACTCATCATATAGCTCCTGTTTCTCTAGCAGGCTCTTGAGTTCCTGTTCAACAAAATCCAAGCAATCTATGTTGCCCATGATTTCGCGATAGTGTTCCATGTTTTTAAGATTGCCGTTTCCTAAGAAAGAAACATAGTAATCACGACGATCTCGCAAAAGACGAAACACCGCTTCTGCAAGTGATATATCTATGGGATAACTCCTTTACTTTGATAATACATGCCGAAACATAGCACATTACTTATAGGAGATGCTACGAACAAATAGATTTTTATGGGGTGTATCTGAGAAAATCGTGAGAATTATACTATTTATTTTGTACTTGCGCTAAAGCTTCTTCCCAACTTTGTGTTTCTATGTCGTCTGATTTCATTTTGGAGATTAAAACACGACGCGTAATTTGTTCGTTCAAATCGTTAATGTGAAAAAAAACAAGTTTGCGTATATCCAAGGCCACGCAAGCTACAATATCACAATCATCAACAGACAAACTGCGTTTAGGTATGCTTTTGCTGACCTGCCACTGATAGCTGTATCCATCAAGAGATTTTTTAGTTGATTTCACCTGTATTCTCAAAATTTCTTGGTTTCTTACAGCCAAGACATCCATGCCCTCCGCATCAATAATTGCAGGGCTCCATCCGAAAAGGAAAAGAACACTACAAGTTAAGTGTTCTCCCGCCGTTCCTATGTGTTTGGCGCTAGGCAAGAGACTCCAATCTTTTTGCGTGGCGCTCAGTTCTATTGGTTGTTTGCTTATAAAGCCTGCTATCTCTTAATTGTGCCGCAGCTTCTTTCCAGTCTTCTGCCTCAATAGCAGCTAGATGTTTGACAAACTTGCTATATCTTGACCGACCTAGCTGAAAACAAAGAGAGGCAACTGTAACCTGAGCCGCCTCTGGTATGTCATCAAAGTTTTTGACGAGCCATTTTGAATCGCTAATGGCTATCGCCACATCTTTCTTAAATAGTTCTGCAACCCGTTTTTCATCTACAGGCGCACCCACAGGCCAGCCAAATTCTTTATCTTGAGCCGTAATCCGGTGCCCTATACCTAAAGTAGGTATGTCTTCGCTACATTTATAAACAGCGTAAACACAACCTTCATCATGTTCCAATAATTGTCTTAATAGCTCCATCATCGGCCCTGGCCCCTGTATTTTTTCCAGTTCCGGCGCTTATGTTTATTAGATGGGCGGCTTAACGGTGATTGACCAATAGAAGTGCGTTTTTTGACCGGTATAGGTCTCCATACTGTTCCTACAGTTGTTTTTGCCATTACTTCATAACCTTTGTGTCAGTCTTCTGTTTCTTGTCATAAGACCGCATGCCGGAAATTCCAAGCATACCAAACATTAGAGGCATCATAACGCTCATATCAGCCTGCGGTATCTCAACACCAAAACCAGCGGCTATAGGGCTGACCATATAATTTATGCCCAAACTAAGGCCGCAGATCCACCCAATTAGCGGTCTCCAACTCGCTTGAAACCAATTACCTTTAGCATCGGCCTTCAGCACCTC